TTTGTTTCCGGATAGGGTGTTGTTTGTGATACTTGAATATTTGCCATCCAATTCTGGATGTTCTCAGACCCCCTAAAACTGACAAAGATAGACTCATATTCTTCGTTGTATCCGAATATCACTTGTTCTCCATTTTGAATAAGGATATTGTCATAAGAATTCGTTGTATCGCATGTAATACAATCCCACATACTGGTTTGGGTCATACAATATGTTGCCTGAGAAATATTTACGGCAGTGTGGGTAAGGTGAGTATCGTAAGCGGTGGATAGATTGATTAAGAAGAATAGAGAGAAAATTAGTTGGAGCATTTTGTAATATGATTAGAAAAAATATAAACAAATGATTTGTATTATACATAATGAAAATTTGTATAATAGGTCCTGGATATAAACCAATACCCCCTACTGGTTGGGGAGCCGTCGAGTCAGTTATATGGGATTATTATATTAACCTCAAATCATCTCATGATGTAACCATTATCAACAATAAAAATCTCAACGAAGTTATTAATCAAGTGAATTCAGTAGTATATGATATGGTTCATATTATGTATGATGACCACGTGATAATTACCCCATATTTAAAATGTAGTAAAATATTTTATACATCGCATTATGCGTATATTACTCACCCTAATTTTGAAGAAACCCAGAAATGGTATTTTAAAAATATATTTCAACATGTTATCGCAAACAAAGAAAGACTTATATTGAATGTTATTTCAGACCAAATAAAAAAGGTATATATTAAATATGGATTTCCCAGTAACAAAATAAATGTACTACATAATGGTTCTCGTGAAGATGAATTCAAATATCATATAAATCCTATAAATAAGGGGAAATCTATTTATCTCGCAAAAATAGAAGAACGAAAAAAACAATATATTTATCAATGTATACCGAACATAGATTTTGTGGGAAACTATCATAATTCATCATTTGACGTATCCCAGCCAAATTACTTGGGTGAATGGAACAAAGACAAATTGTATAGTAATCTTAGTCATTATGGGAATTTGGTTTTATTATCTGACGGCGAAGCCGACCCACTTGTAGTGAAAGAGGCATTAATATCTGGATTAGGTGTAGTTGTAAGTGAATGCGCGTCTGCTAATTTGGATTTATCTAAAGAATTTATAACTGTTATACCCAATGACAAATTGACAAATATTTCATATGTGAATGATGAAATTATGAAAAATCGTGAAATTAGTATTATTCAACGAGAACAAATACGTGAATATGGTTTAAAAGTCTTTTCATGGAAAAATGTAATAAACAAATACAATGAATTAATACAATAATATATCATGAAAATATGTTTGGTTGCACCTGGTATCATGATTGTACCGCCAGATGGATGGGGGGCTGTTGAAATATTAATATGGGACTATTTCAATGAATTATTAAAACAAGGACATGATGTGAATATTGTAAACAAATTACGTTCGAATTCACAAGAACAACGGAACATAAATAGCCCTTATTGTCAGGAACTAATAAAGGAAATAAATGATGGCAATTATGATTTTGTACACGTACAATATGATTGTCTATTTCATATATTACCACATTTAACATGTAAAAAAATAGGGATTACAAGTCATTATCCATATATAGACCAACAAGAAAAGCATAGGAATGATGGTTATACTGGTATATTTAATTTTATGGTACAAAATAATAAATATTTAAATTTTGTATTAGCAGATAAAGATATTCAATTCTTATTAACAAAAGGATCCGATAAAAATTACATACATAAATTAGAAAATGGTGTCGATTACGATAGTTTTCTATTTAAATCACAATGTTTACATCAAAATAAAACTATATATCTTGGTAAAATTTCAGACCGTAAAGGACAACATAAATATTGTAATTTGAATAATATTGATATTATTGGTCCCGGAGGTGACAGTTTAAATAATTGGAAAGGTTCTTGGACTCGTGATGAAGTAATGGCAAAATTAACTGATTATGGAAATATGTTACTATTAAGTACTGGAGAAGCTGACCCATTGGTTATTAAAGAGGCTTTTGCGGCAGGTCTTGGGGTTGTAGTGAATAAAACATCTGGAAAAAATTTAATACCAAATGATTTTATTACAATTATTGATGATGATAAAATGGACGATATGGAATATATCCAAAATGCTATAGATAGTAATCGTATCAAAAGTAGTACAATGCGTAAACAAATCCGCAATTTTGCGGAAGTTGGATATGGATGGTCTAATGTTATGTCTAATTATATTACCAAAATAACGGATTTTAATTCAATTCAGAATGCGAATTTTAATAATACCACAATGGTTACCGCATTTTTTGATATAAATAGAGAAGAGAATGGCGACGGAAGGAAATTAAATGATTATCTATCATGGATAAAAAAAACACTTCAATTAAATTGTAACATGTATATTGTTACTGAATCTAAATTTGTTAATTTTATGAAAGAAAACAGACCCAACGGATATAATACCTTTATTAAAGAAGATACGTTAGAGAATGCGGATTATTATAAATATCTACCAAAAATGACCGAAATATTAAATAGTACTGAGTATAAAGATAAAATAGCTTACCCTAATCGTGTTGAATGTAAATTACCTGAATATAATGTAATACAATATAGTAAGTTCGGCTGGTTAAATGATGCAATACAAAATAACCCATTTAAAACCGATTATTTCTTCTGGATGGATGCAGGCATATCCAGATTTTTTCAAAATATGAATCTTTCTACACAGTTTCCGAGTTTATTAAAACAACAAAACGTTCTTAATCAAATTAGTAATCAATTCATTATTCAACAACGACAAGATTTACAAAGGTATACAATTAATGATAATTTTATATGGGGGGCTGATAACTTATTTAAAGGAGGAATGTTTGGAGGTTATAAGAATATTGTACTGGAAGTTAAGAAAGAAGTTGAAAGCATTTTTGTTAATGAAATGTTAGACAAAAATAATGTAAATAATGAACAACTCGCATTGGCGTTATTATGGAAGCAAAATCCAGACATATTTAAAGTTATTCCAGATATAAATAGTCATCCTTGTATATTATTATCTGTATTTTCATAAAAATTATAATTTGTATTCATAATTCAAATTATAATAAGGGTTATCCTTACACCAATGGTAATTATATTATCGTTTATGTATGAAAATTCTAATTTACACATTTGTAAATGAAATGCAAATAGGGTTCATCTTTAATTATATTATCGTCCATGTATTCAACTATTTCATTATCTGATATTTTTTTATGTATGAAATTTCGAATACTTGGTAGATTATAATCATCAAAAATTACTATTCCATTTTCTTTATTTAATAAGAATTTACTATGATGATAATCGTAGGCAAAAATATTTTCAGTATGTCCTCCATCCAAATGAAATAAATCATATGAATTCAATTCGTTTGGATTTTCCATAATATATTTGTTTATTGTTTCAACTGAATTACCAAATATAACATTAATTTTCGCATTAGGAAATGCGGATTTAATATAATTAATAGTGGGTACTGTATATTGATGACAATTTAAATCAAACAGTAAATATTCTGCGTCTGGATTAACAAGTAACATTAGTAATAAACTATGACAACCATTTACCCCAATTTCAACAATTTTTCGTTTATTTTTACATAAATATTGTAAATTTTTAATTTTATTACCAGTTCTTTTTGAATTCCAATTTCTAGCAGTTTTATCACATATTAAATTTCCTTCAACACGTTCATCATAGTTTTCTATAATATTTGACAAATTTTGTAAATGCGTGTTGTTGATTAACCATTCCCAAGGCACTAATTCTTCTACTGTCATATTAGAAGACATATCTGTATATATATTATAATACATGTTGTTTATATCATTTTACCAATTACCATCAAATGTTTGATATGTAAAAATTAATTCTTTATATTTTCCAAAGTGCCTATAACAAGTTTTATCATTTTGATGTAATCCTCCTAACATACAAAACCCTTGATGGATATAATTTATTTTATATTGATGTTTAAAATATTTTTCAAAAAAATAACTAAATAAAACAGGACCACTAAAAATTGGCACGTAACTTTTATTTTTACCTACTATCCCTTCCATATGAGATAAATGTATTTTTAAGTTTTTTAACATAGTTAGTAATATAGGATTGTTTTTATTTAATCCGAATAAAGAATTACTAATCATTGTTAAACGGAAATCATCACGTATGTTTACAAATTCATGTTCAAATGGATATCCCAATGGATTTATCCAACTACTATCAATGTCAGAATATATACCACCATGTATATTTACTATTTCCATCCTTAAAATATCTGCTTTAAATCCATAGTTGTTAATAAATTCATAAGAATCTTTACATATAATATCTAACTCGCTTATATGATGTTTTTCTATTTCCGGTAGTTCAACTTGTTTGGTATTATTATTGTCATACCATAAACAAACCTTCCAGTTATAATTAATTTGTTTACACTGGATTATGTTATTAATATATTTTGTTGGTATAACTGAACCAATCCATATAAAATGTATAATCTTTGGAATCGGTTTTAATTCTTTATTTTGAATATTACCATATATTTCATAATCTTTTTTGAAGTATTCTTCTTTATCATATTCGATATTTATATTATTTATCTTACTTGTATATATCTTACTATTAATGGATTCATTTTTCAATCTATTTATTATACCCGTATCTGTAGATGATAATTCTACATATGGTGTTGGTTTATATTCGATTGATTTATCGGATTTATAAAAAGTAACGTTGTTAATATTTGTAAAGTTGGTTGAAATATTATACTTTTTTAACAATCCTATCAACATATTTGGATTATTATTAAGTTCTTCATATTTAATATAATCTACATTTTGATGTTTATTCACTCTTAAAGAGAGATAAAATATCAACTTTTCGTAATACAAATCGACAGGGTTGGCATTCGTTTCAATCAAATTATTGTATTTATATTTAATGTCTGGACGACTGTTTGTAAAACTAATATCGCTTTCTATTTTGGTTTGTAAAAAATCTGTAAAAGATATTGATGTATTTGCGTATGATGAAATGCCCTTATTATTTAAAGGTACTCCTATTACATGATGAGGGGCATTATATAATGCTTTTAAAAAATGTTCCAATTCTTTTGTTATGACTAAAAATAATACATCGTTATGTTTTTCTATAATAGTCTTATCAAAAATAAAATGTTTATGTACTAATAATGTATCATATACTGGTATACCAACGTTTCCTTTTAACAATTGAAGTAAATAGTTAGTTCCACAATTTCTTTCACCTAATACATGAATTGATGTATACATTATACATTATACATTATATTTGTATGTTTTTATGTTAGTAAATATCTAAATTAGTTATGTTTGTATAGAGTTTTACATATAATTTTGCATATCGATTAATGATATATCAATATCTATTTTCACATTTTGTAAAAAATCTGCGGTTAGTTCATCATAGTCGTCTATAAACAATATAGGCCATTTTTCAAAATTTTTATAATATTCACCATTCTTTAACATAATTGGTATACATTTACATAATATGCTATCATATACTCTATATGAATCAATACCACATCCTCTGGGACATATAGAAAATTTACTATTTAATAGATGATTAAAATAATTATTATAATCATTATTCATTTTTCGAATACTTGTATCTTCCTGTGTATTTTCAATCAAAATAAAATCCTTATTTTTTATTTTATTATATGCGTCTTGTCGTGGATTACCAAACCATCTTTCTATTGTTGGTATACCAAAATTAGCATAACATAATGTTTGTTTGTCAATATTGATAGAAGTTATGGAATCAGGTATTTTGACTTGCCATGTGATACCAAGAGGTATTACTCTTACGTTTTTATGAAATATAGATGAAGAATAACATAGTATTTGTATATTAAACTCTTCAATTATGTTTATAATTCTATAATCAATCTTATCTGAATAGGGAATTAGCCTACAATCTGAAGTCAATCCGCTATATTTGTTATCAAATTCATATGTATTTGAAGTTTTCGGTGGTGGGAAATCACAGTCCGGATTTAATAAAATAATCGTTTTATTCGCATAATGTGTAAAGTTAAATTTATCCAGATTTTCTTCATTAAAATTTAATACATCGAATATAACATAATCATGATTTACTTTACATAAATCTTTACAATAGTTTTCCCATTTTGGTAAGGTAATTAAATTATCCATTATAATATATTCACGCGCAATATATTTATATTATTATAAATATAACAGTATAAATATAACATCATTATAACTAATTATAATGATGTTATTCAATAAAGTAATCGTATGGGGATTTCCTCTACATACCCATACACATTCATATATTCATGGTGGATGGGTCAAAGCATTCAAGTCATTAGGATATGATACACATTGGTTTCATAATAATGAATACCCAACTGATTTTGATTACAATAATTGTTTATTCATAACAGAAGGATATGCTGATGATAACATTCCAATTGTAGACACATCGACTTACTTCGTTCATATTTGTAGAAATCCCGAAAAATATTTAAATAAGGTAAAACGTTTGATTGAAATCAGATATTTGGTAGACCATATTAAAGATTGCAATTATAATTATGTTTTAAATAAAGACAAATGTGAAAAAATAAGTGATGCAACATATTATGAAAAATTAATAAATAATGGTGGATTGGCAAAGTATCATAATAATCCTATTTCTATGAATTATGAATGTATATATACGTGTTGGGCGACTGACTTACTACCAAATGAAATAAAAGAAGAATCAATACATATGGAAAGAGACAATTGTATTTACTGGTGTGGAAGTTATAGTGCTGGAAATAATCCAGAACTAAGAAAATTTGTTATTGAATCAGACAAAAATGGATTTCCTGTAAAATTTAATAATCCATGGCAAAGACCATTATCATATGAATTGGTACAGGAATTAACTATTAAGTCGAAATTATCACCAGATATCAGATGTAGCGGTGACCCTAATAAAATAGCCAAAGGAGAAACAGGTACTTGTCATAAATCAATTGGATATATCCCTTGTAGAATATTAAAAGCTATTAGTTACGGACATTTGGGAGTTACTAATTCTAAGCATGTATATGAGTTATTAGATAAAAAAGTGATATATAATGATGATGAAAGTGCATTATTTTACGATGCTATCAAAGAATGTAATAATTACGATTTGATAAAAGAACAAATGAAAATAGTAAAGGAAAAACATACTTATATAAATCGTATTAATGATTTGTTAACAGTATTAGATAAATAATTATTTTGTACGAAATACTCCTTCATTAATACCTAAAGAGCTTCTATAAAATTCTTTATATGGGTGGATAATATTTGATTTTGTAGTATTCGTCCATGCCTCTGTAGTATACCCCGATATCATTAATAAATAACTTAAAATCAAATCATTGGAATGCCATAATTGAAATTCCGTTTTACAAATACTATCAAACTCCTTGATTTCTTCAAAATCAATATTTTCAATACATTGTTTGATAATATCTGATTTTATAATCGAACCTCCTCCCAAATTCCAATAGTTAAATTTCATATTTGGGTATTTTTTATAAAGTGGAGAATCATCATTATTTATCATTTGGTGTTTATAATAATTTTTATTTAAATTACCACCACTATGGGTTGGGAATTGCGTTACAATATCTGTTATAAACACGTCATCTTCCAATAAAATTAAATAGTCTGTGTTACAATATTCTATCGCCATTAATATACAATTTAAAAATTGTTTTGCACACTCTTCATTTGTAAAACAATGGCATAATTTATTGTTAACTACTCTTCCACCTAAAATATTTATAGGTGAATAATAATAGTTACAATTATATTTTACAGCTAAATCAGATAAATCATCACCATTATCACATATTAAGAATATAGGATTGTTTGGATATACAGTTCGGGTTTGGTTTAAAATATTTTCAGTAGCAAATCTATTTTTATAACAATTATAGTAAAATCCTACGTTCATAATGTATATACGAATTATATATCTTTATATTGATTAAGTATGTCTGTATTATCCAGCCCTAATTCTCTTTGTTTATAATACGAATAATGTGATACGATTGTTTTTCCATAAACTTCATTGTCTGTATTTAACCATGTCGGCATCCATATTGTCCACCAAGGTTCGTCATCAAATACTTTTCCAATTTGGTTAGTAATTTGTTTTAAATCCTTCCCTCTCCAACTACAACAACAAATAGATACTGGAAACTTATTCGGTACTATATGATTTTCCAAATATAACTCACTGATTGTATTGGTTTTTAATTTATTGATGAAAAAATTATGTAAGTCAACACAATAATTTACATTACCCCAAGCTACAGGACAAAGAACCTCATTTAATTTTGTTATTTTTCCAATTTTCAATTCTGTATTACATTTATTATCTTCAACTATCGTTTTAATATTGTTATATGTATTCGGCCATGTATTTATCATATTACCTTTTAAATTAGAGATTGGCATATTGTTTTGTGAGAACAAATTGCTAAAATAAACATTATTAATGATTACTGGAAATAACAATGGCGCTGTGCTTGTTTCACGATATTTTATAAAATCGGTAAATAATGTTTCTTCCATATAAACAATATCGTCATCTAATTTTAGATATATAGTATCTTCTTCTTGACATAGTGAATACGCATAATCCCATATTCTATTTTTATCAGTTACTATATCACCGTTAGATTCTTTGTAATATTCTAATGTAACAAATTCATTATTTTCTGAAAACGTTTTCATATATTCAATATCTTCTTCAATAGAAGTGGCTACAAATAATTTATATTCATCAATGTAATTTGTATATTTTAAAATATATTTGAATAGAATTTCCAAATGACATTTTTTACCAGCGAAAGTAATCAATACTAATTTCATATGAATATAGTATTGATTCATCTTTATACCATTTTATGACTTTTCTAACTCACAATGTCCGTTTATTTTCACATATCTTATTTTATATAAATCCATTAAATCACGAAGCATGTGCTCTGGACCCATTGACCCTTGACTTGTATCCCATAACGTTACTGGTTGACGGATGGTTTGTTGATATATTCCTGTAGTATCATTCAAATATTTCAAATTTAAAAACACACTTGAATATATATTCATAATCATAGAATTTCCCATATTAAACCAATCAGATATAATATTATCTTTATGACCCAAATTCATATAATATAAATTATTCATATCTATATCTATATTACTGCAATCTAATTTAAAACCTAATTTTGTATCATAACGAATTTTTATTACACAATCATATAATACATTATTTTCTATACTATATTCTTCTTTCAACATATTACATTTAAACACGCTATAAAACTGGCTTAAATGAGTATATTTTATTATTCGATTCTCTATCTCTTTTCTTGTTAACTCTTTATTTCCCGGCATATCACAATAATTATTTAAATATTTTTCGGGTAGTTTATAATACGTTCCGTCATAATTTTCAAATTGTGAAAACCGTTGTTTTTCAATACAATACGCCTTGGGTTTATAAATATCTAATAATTGTTTATCAATGTCTTCATCAAAACTACATTCTCTACTTTTATCGCTTTTTTCTCCAATCGGGGAATCTTTATCATACCACATATGCATAAATACATCTGCGTTGTTCGGAGCGATTATAGTATTTAATACATGAGAACTATTTTTGATACCGGCTATAGGTTGCCCTGTAATTAATACTGCGACTTTCATTATTATATATAAACATTTATATGTCTTTATATAATAACGAATGTATTTATTTTACAAGAAGGCATGATAGTAAGATAACATATTCCTCATAAATTTAATGGGAAATACTTTATCTAATAATTTATCATTATTCTCGCTATTAAACCATACACAAACTACAAACGGGAAAATTTGCAAATTCAACTTAAAGTCATTCATCATAGTTTCATATGTGTATTCAATTCCTGTTTGTATAATGGAATAATAATAATAATTTAATACTGTTTGTACCAATCGTTCATCATATTCTATACTTTCTACAAGTAAAAATACAATGTCACTTATTCCTTTGTTTAACTGGATATATTGCCAATCTAAAATATAAGGGAGTTTATCATCTTCATAAAATATATTTGCTGATTTAAAATCACCATGACAAAAACTTATTGGATAAGAAGATACCATATTCACATTTATTGTAAAGTTTTCATAACAATCATTTAATATCTTAATGTCTACATCATTTAATATTGTTTGATTATTTGCTATAAATGTCTTGTATCGGTCAAATATTAATGTTTTATAATGTATTATTTCATTCACTTTTTGTATATCAATCATATTTATAGGTATATCATTTTGATCATTAAACCAGTATTTACAATGCATGTTAGCTATTTCATATACCACTGATAATAATACAGTTACATTATTATTTAGATTTATATTAAACTGTCCTGATTTTGTATTTAAATTATTCAATATAATTCCGCGTTTATTATTATCAATATCAATCGTACCATAATATTTTGGCACATTTACATTTATATTATTACTAACATGTTGATAAAAATATTCTTCGTTTTTATACAAGTTAAGCATTTCAGCAGTTACTGCCAATTCATTTTCAACGTTATTTATTTTCAATACTATACTTTCATTTGTGTTGTTTCTGAATTTTAAATTATACGATTGTATATCACATATATATCCGGTTTTTATATTTTCTGAATTCATATCTATAGATTTTAACGGCATGTAATTTAAATATTGTTTTAATATTCGTGTAATAACCGGTTGAGTTTCAATATTTTCTGAACTAATGTCTTCTATGTTAAAATCCATATAATTATTTATTTTATGCGTATTTGAATTCATTATTTCGTCACCCGTTTCTGAATTACATACCATTACTATATTACTGACATTTGTATTACGAGCACTTGTATATCCTGAATAACTATCTTCAAAAATGACTATTTTATCATCATTTACAGATAACAATTCAATTGCTTTCAAATAAGGCTCTGATGATGGTTTATGTTTTAATGTATCTTCCGATGCGATTAATATGGATATATAGTCTGATAATCCTGTTTTGTTTATTATTTCAGTTGCTGAACTTTTATTTGAACTGGTTACAATGCCTATTTTACAATTTTTATGGGTTTCCATACATTCAATTGCTCCTGGTATTAAGATATTAGAACAAGAACGATTAATCTTATCTATAAATAACTTATCTTTTAATATTGAGATTTCATTCATATTAGTATCACTTATAGATGGTATTAAATATCGCAAAAAAATCTCATCTGATTTACCTTTGATAAAAAAATTAAAAAATTTGTTATCGATATTACATTGTATGTTGTATTTATTAAATATTTCTTGCCAAACTGCTAAGTAAATATCATCAGTATTTACTAATGTACCATCCAAATCAAATAATAATGTATAACCATGTTTATTTACTTGTGAAGGTGTACCCAAACTGTAATAATCTTTATTTAATACCACATTACCTATAAATACATGTTTATCTGATATCATTTCATTTATCATTGTTGAAACATAAAATTCATTTTTATTACGGATATTATTATCAATAATGTAATTTGAATATTTGATAACATCTAAAAATGATTTAAATCCATATGCCCCACAACATGCGTTGTCTGATATCTTTTCCTTTTCAACTATATTTGTTACTATATTATTAGTTATATCAATATAAGAATATTTTGCATCTTGTCCTTTATCATTAAATATAAACACTGTGTTATCACGTCCCCATTTCGATATTATATCACTTTTATAATAATTATCACCATCTACACATAATAACGGTACATCGGTATCTTTATTGATAACTTCAGTATCTATCAAATATTTCAACGATAGATTTATAGTTTCTACAGCACCTCTTGTGTTTTCCAACAATTTAAAAAAATGAAATTGTATATTTGGGTATTTCGTTTTGACTAATGTTTCAAAATTATAATCCGCATATTCTTTGTTATATGGAATATATACAAAATCAACATCTGGAGCAGTTAATGTTAAATTATCTAATAAATGAAATAATATTGGTTTATTATTTACATCTATTAATGACTTTGGTTTATCATAACCATTTATTTTGAATCGTTCACCAGTTCCACCTAACGGTATTAGAATAATCATTATTATAATGTATATACTAATTATTTTTATGTCATATTATTCTTTTAGTTATTTTCAAATATTGTAATACTGATATAAATAAAACCAAGGGTCTACTTTATATTCGGTTGGTATGATTGGATTAAACAAATTCATGTGTTTGATGAATATTGATGAAATTATTTGTTGGTCGCATCCAATAAACCTATTATTTCCTATATAATACTGAAAATATTTGTAATATAAGTCACATATTATTAAAATCGTATTTTTATGACCTCCAAACATAGACCCTGAAAAATGTACCTCATCACAGAAAAAATCTTGAACTTTTGTAAATCCATTTAATAAGACAATATCTAACTTGTCCTGTGAAATTTTGTCTTTGTTAGGATAAGATTTCAAAAATGGAATAATATTCTTATCACGAACATTACCTATATCATTCCAAACAAAATATTCACTATTATATGGATTGTTCTCAATAGCCTCTTTCAAGAAATGAAATTTTGAATTCCATAATTGATAACATCCACGTGCACGACCACATCGTTTATTTGGGTCCATCAGTTCTTGACCTTCCCATATATCTGGGTACAATTTGTTTATTTCCAATTCAGATAATTCCTTTACTATAATAGTGTACCGTATGTTTTTATTATTTTCTAATATCATTTCCAAGTATGATTTGTCATTATCGCACGTAAAAATCACAATATTTGTATTTATATTTACGAGTAAATTTCGTATCCATGTATCATATTCTTCATGAGTATGTTTTGATTTTCCAAGTTTATAATAACAGCTAACTAAGGTTGTCATACCGTATATGAATACTTAATATATACTCTATAAATCATTTTGCAACCAATATAAAAACATATCCATATACATATTGTATAAACCCATGGTAAAAATCTGTAATGAACCTTATCCATCCAATTCAAAGTATGATTCACATTTTGAATTGTATCCGTATCCCCTCAGTGACTTTCAAAAGTACGCAATTGAAGCCATTGTCGAAAAACAACACGTATTAGTCACCGCACACACGGGTAGTGGAAAGACCTTACCCGCTGAATTCGCAATTCAACATTTCGCAAAACAAGGAAAAAAAGTTGTATATACAAGTCCTATTAAAGCACTTTCCAATCAAAAATATTATGAATTCACTAAGAAATTTCCCGAAATCTCGTTCGGTCTCTTTACTGGTGATATTAAAACAAACCCTGATGCCGATGTTCTGATTATGACTACCGAAATCCTTATGAATTATCTCTTTACATCAACCACAAATACGGATGATTCTGAATCTCAAAATGCTCTACAATTTCAGATTGACGTTCAAAATGACCTTGCGTGTGTTGTATTTGACGAAGTCCACTATATTAATGATGCTGACCGCGGACAAACATGGGAGAAGACAATTCTCATGCTTCCGCGACATATTCAAATGGTGATGCTTTCCGCAACGATTGACAACCCACAAGGTTTTGCCAAATGGTGTGAAAAAGATGACACTGAACCTGATGCGAAATGTGTTTACTTGGCATCAACCAATCATCGTGTAGTTCCACTATCCCATTATGGATTTTTAACAACGAGTGAAGCTGTGTATAAGACCATTCGAGACAAGGAAACGCAGAAAGAAATTCGCGATAATACAAATCAACTTATTCCATTACAAGACGCAAGTGGTACATTCAATGAAGTCAATTCAAAAAAAATCACAAAAATTAATGGATTATTTGATAAAAACCGTATCAGAATCAATCGTAAACACGCTCTCAATAAACTCGCGTCTTTCTTAAAAGAAAAAGAAATGTTACCTGCGATTGCCTTTGTTTTTTCAAGAAAAAATGTAGAAGCTTGCGCCCATGATATTACCGTACCATTAAACGAATTTGATAGTAAGGTTGGATACACTGTTCGTAATGAATGCGAACAAATTATTCGCAAACTACCTAATTACAAGGAATATTTGGAACTTCCGGAATATAACAGATTAGTTTCTCTATTAGAAAAGGGGATTGGTATCCATCATTCAGGTATGATTCCTATTTTACGAGAAATTGTAGAACTGATGATTTCTAAGCGTTATATCAAGTTATTGTTTGCGACCGAATCATTTGCGATTGGTCTGGATTGTCCTATTAAAACTGCGGTTTTCACGAGTTTAACAAAATTTGACGGACATACACAAAGATTTCTGTTAGCACACGAATATACTCAAATGGCAGGTAGAGCTGGTCGTAGAGGAATTGATACTGTGGGTCATGTCGTTCATTGTAATAACCTTTTTGATACACCCATGTTATCTGATTATAAACTCATTTTAGGCGGGAAACCCCAACAACTTGTATCTAAATACCACATTTCTTATTCGCTTATTTTAAATCTCATCAAAAACGGACAAAATAAAGACTTTCATCTATTTTCACAAAAAAGTATGGTTCAACAAGAAATAGTGAAATCATTATCTGGCACACAAACAGAAATTGATGAAACCGAACAATTCATTGTTGATAAAGAGAAATTTATTCAAACTTCAAAAACACCACGTGATGTTTGTGAAACATATATAAAAACACAAGATGATATGCGAACGGCTACTAATAAAAAACGTAAACAATTTGAAAGGGATATTCGTAATATGGAAGATGAATATAAATACATCAAAGACGATGCGTCAAAAATATATTATTTATTGGAACTGAAAGAAAAGGTAGATAATCTAAAACACACATTAAATTATACTGACACATACGTCAAGAAACAGACTGACAGTATTTGTGATATTATGTGTGAGAATGGATTTATTATTCGTAATCCAGATGATACATTCGTTCTTACATTATGTGGAAATATCGCATCCAATATTGCCGAAATACATCCCATGATTCTATCAGAGTTAATGGTAAAATGGAATAACTTTGATAATTTTGACCCAATTCAATTAGTTGGATTATTTTCTTGCTTTACTGATATTAAAGTTCCGGATGATACAAGACTACATGTATTTAATATACCCGACTCATTTTTAGACGCAAAAATCAAATCTATATCCCAGCAATATGACAAATACCACGACTTAGAACAAAATCGCCAATTAAATACCGGGTTAAATTATACGGACCCTTTGATATACGATATGATTGAATTTTCCATGCATTGGTGCGAATGTACTACCGAACAAGAATGTAAATCATTCATTCAAAATGACGTATACAATAAATCCATCTCTATTGGTGATTTTACCAAAGCCATGTTAAAGATTGTCACTATTAGTAAAGAGTTCATGACTGTATGCGCGCAATTGAATCTGGTTGAGCTACAACATAAGCTATCTCAAATTGAAGGTCTGGTATTAAAATATATCACAACTTCACAAAGTCTATACGTATAATTAGAGGGTAGTACGCCCTATTTTGGTTAGTTCTTGTTTTAATATGTCTCGTCTGTCAGCAATTACCTTATCCATTGAGATTGCTTTCATTGAATCGCGATAATAGTCTGTAAAATTTTGTAATACTTTTTCTGCCATTGGAATAATATCATCAAATTTCTCGCAAAATATATATTTTGTAATGTCTAATTTATCCATATATAGTGAATTATCTGAAACAATTATTTTTTTCGCCCATATCATACGGTCACATCTAATATGTTCGAATATGTTAAAGACTTCAAAATGATGTATATTAATAATTACTTTACATCGTTTTATCAATTCATCGCGTTCCTTTCCCCAACCTAATATATTTATACATTTCCATTCTGTTTTTTGTAAATCATTCCACATTTTTGTGCGTCTATATGTATTTGAATTATCTACTGTATCTGATTGCGTTGGTAATGCGTTTATAATACCTATATCATAATCATATTTATCATCTATATTTTGTAACTGGTTCTGGTCGCGTAGATTATATTGATAAGGCAAATAAATGACTTCCTTTGTAATGAGTATGTTATGTTCTTTCGCATATTCTTTTAAAAATATGATATTTGCTATACTATAATCTGCTATTTGAATACCTTTCTTTATTAATTCTAATATATGTTCCATACGTATACTCTCTGATAACATTTCTACATTTAAATATACCACACGGTCTGACGAAAGCATTTCATCTACTATATGTTGGTCTTTTTCATTCAAATTTAACCACATTTGTGTAATAACGTAAATAGAATCCGTAGATTTGAACTTTCGAATAGAGAATTCTTGTATAGGAATCACATCATCAAATAAGTTCAGTGAATATATATAATCTTCCAATACTTTTGGGACGCGTGTATCATGGTCTTCCTTTGTTACCAATACATATTTTTTCGTATTATCCATATGAATATACAATTATCCATATTGATATGTTTATACTTTTTACAGGGTAATTATTTTAGTATAGTACACCCATAATCCTAATCCTAATCCACTTTTTGCGATGGCATCCAATATATTTGTAAAAATGTTCTTGTACTCTTCATTAAACATAAATACCACTCCATACAAAGACCAAATACCTAAGTAAATATAGAATAAGTTATAATTTGCTTTTGAGAAAACTGGTTTCACGTAATTTACATATATTAAATAGAACATTCCGAAAAACGCACCAAATCCGGGGATTAATGAGACAAGATGACTTAATACTCCTGTCTCACCCAAATATCCCGATAACAACATTAAATAATTCAGACCTACAATAGGCAAGATTGTCATTAGTTTGACTGATTTTCCGATATTTTTACCTAACACCGCACATAATACAAGTAACATTAGTGGTGTTGTAATCGACCAATCTACATAACGTGTCTGTGTTAATTGCGCCCAATCTACTTTCTTTCCTTCAGCTTGGTATTGGTCTATTTGACTTAAGAATAAAGAATAAAAGTATCCGGCTATAATTGATATACACGTTTCCAAATTTAATACATGACGTGCAGTATCATTCGTAGTAGTTAGTGCCTCGATAAATGTCACAGTCGCAGTTGTTAAGAGCAAAATATATGTTATCATGAAAGTGTATTTGACATAATATTGAACTGGCTCTACTATTTGTTCTGCCTTATCTTGTTCGGTTTGTTTTCCTAATGAAGCGGTAGGTTCTGTAGGTGGCGGAGTAGGTGCCATTGGAACCGTTTGAGCTACCGGAGTATTCGGTTTTATAATTTCTCTATCTATATACGATGACATGATTATATTATATACAAAGATAAAAATTGATTAACAATACTATTCATAAAGCACATTAATTCAACGTCTTATAGACAAACAACAAAATTATTATGTCCGAATCTGAAACCGATAGTTCTTCAGATAATCATGTATATCGTAATAGGTTAAGCTCCGAATATTCATCTGATAGTAGTAACGAAGACATCCAGAGTATTGAAAGTACTGAGAGTAGCGAAAATATAGATACCACCTCAGAATATGATAGTGAAACCGAAGAAATGTTAGAGCGTATCTATTTCCACGAACAAGACTTTTTAGATAGTGAAAAAGTAAACAAACATTATTATATTGGTAATAATAAGATATCAAACGATAAGCAATATATATTGTACGCTAATTCTGTTACGTCTACTACATTCTTTCGATTTAATATAAATCACATACAATCTTACTTACTTGATTACAGCATTTTTGTTACAAAACCTAATATAGACATTATGCAATTGTTTATATTAGACGACTATACTTACACAGTTGTTATCAAAACACATTGGTTACGGATTATTCAAAGACATTGGAAAACAATATATTCACAGAGAAAATACTGCCTTAATAAAAGAAAACAAATAAGAACCTTGATGTACTTTGAACGTAATGGGAGATATCCTTATGATTGCGACTTTATGCCTGGGTTACCGGGGATGCTTTCCGCGTATACACCCAAATTATTTATCAAATGTCATTAAATATAAGAATTGATTGATATCAGCTAAAATCTCATCCCTGATATTCAACAAATCAGTATCTTTTTTGTCGTCGAAATACATATTTATATCCAGTAAAAATTCACGATAATCATAAATACGAGTTTTGAAATCGCGAGTGTTAGAAGGGTCAATCAACTCAATACGTTTTTCTAACATCTTGATGCGACGCTCATCTTTACCCAATAAGACTTCTACAAAAGAATCAATATGTTTATTTAATTTCAAGTAGAGTTCATCAGTAGCTTGATGTTGCGCGTAAGAACGGGTCTTCCAATGATACAATTTTACCATATTTAATACTTCCAAAAACACCTTTACTATATGAGAATTCGTTTTATTCGTTTTATTGTAATTTTTTCTGGTTCTACGAGAACCCCCTATTTTCTTTTTACCTGTTTTATTATTTTTTTCACCGGGCATGATTATTATATAATAGTACTATATTTTTTAGTTTACTTTTTAGAATTTTGTCCTCCATTAGTTTTTTGTCCTCCATTAGTTTTCTGTCCTCCATTTATTTTCTGTCCTCCATTTATTTTCTGTCCTCCATTAGTTTTCTGTCCTCCATTTATTTTCTGTCCTCCATTAGTTTTCTGTCCTCCATTAGTTTTCTGTCCTCCATTAGTTTTCTGTCCTCCATTAGTTTTCTGTCCTCCATTAGTTTTCTGTCCTCCATTAGTTTTCTGTCCTCCATTAGTTTTCTGTCCTCCATTTATTTTCTGTCCTCCATTAGTTTTTGTATTATTTCCATTATTAGGCATAATTGTTATATACTTATGAATTATTTTTTTTGTATTTTTTTTCTAAATAAAAAGCATTCATAGTAATACATTTACAATTGTAATTACAATGTCCGAAAGTGTAAAATTGAAATTATACAATATATCACATTGTAATTACAATTGTAATACAATGATGAAGTATCATCCAAGCAGAATGACTACACGAAAACAAAGTAAACAAGCTAAAATAATTGTAACAAACGATGAAGATGATGACGATGATACTGCTGGTGATATTTATAAAAAGATAACACGTGAAAATAATCATATCTACTTTTATGCGGAAGTAGACCGACCAAATATTTTTGAACTTATTGAACTCATTCGCAAATGTGAAATCGATAATATCGTGACCGCTCATAAAAATTGTTTGGATGACATTCCTATATTTATACATATTAGCTCGTTTGGAGGGTTGCTATTTGACGCATTCACCGCTATCGACGTTATACAATCATGTAAAGTACCCGTACATACTATTATCGATGGACCTACTGCTTCCGCCGGTACAATTATTAGTGTTGTTGGAAGTAAACGATACATGCGTCCAAATGCGTATATGTTAATCCATCAACTTTCATCCAGTTCTTGGGGGAAAATGGCAGAACTCGAAGACGAACATGAAAACAACACAATGCTAATGAAACGTATAAAGGATATTTATACCGAACACGCATCTATACCTAAAAAGCAATTGGCGGAAATTCTAAAACACGATTTATGGTGGGACCTACAAAAATGTAAGGATTATGGTCTTGTAGATGAAGAATGGAACCGAGCATAATCAACAAAATTGAAACTTTATATTTTATACTTGTTATAATTATTTTTTATTACAAGTATAACACAATGACTATTACTGAGGACCAAAAATATTATTTGACAACCCTTACGCGATATCTATATTCGCGAATTGAGGTGAAACAATCGCTATTTATTTCATTATTACAAAAAGATGTTTCGCAATCCTTGTTTTGGGGATATGAACTATACTACTCGGGATTTCAAGCAGAAACTTTTGATTTTGTAAACGATATATACCAAGAAATATATGAAAAATTAAACCCTGACATTAAAGCATTTATTGATAGAATGGTAAGCGAATGGTCTAAATGTGATAATGACGACAAAGACTGTAATCTTGGTTCGATTATTTATTCATTAGCACTACGAGATTATGATATAGTTGCGTTTACTAAAACGAAACTAAGTTATAACATAACAAATGATAACCCAGACATTAAAGATACACCATTGTGTGTTTGTACTATGCTACCCGAACATATTGAAAAATATAAGACACATATAGTATCTACTGAAACTGGAGAAAAGGCGTATAAGGTGTTATCCACAATACAGTTATACCCTATTATCAAAGACCATAATAATCTTTTCGATACTCAAATGCCGGAGGATTTCAAAAACATATACCATGCTTCATTAGAAACATGGTTATTTTATGCGGCACGAAGTCCTGTTTGGTTACAACGGATTGAAGAACATAATGGAACGATTGATACTGACAACATGAAGGTCGTTTTTGAAGATGACGAAGATGAGGTTAAATTCTGTGAATTATGGGATTACGAACAAGCTGAATTACCAAGTAATATTCATGAGTTATCACTTGGTACAGGTAAAGAAAAACAACTAACTATGAAACAGTTCTGTAAGAGACATAAATATACGGTTGTTAGTAAAATTACAAAACGAAAGGTAGTTAAAAAATCAGAAAAAGCTTGATAATTTATAGGTTAGATATGATGCGGTCACCAATTACTATACCAAACAAAAAAGTCTAACAGTGACGCATTTTTTGTATTGTAAAATAATCTACACCGAAAACCACAAGTTCTTTACTCATTTACTATATGGGGACAATTTATATTCAACCTGTTCGTAATATTTGGTTATTAGAGAACCTATATTTTGTGCGGTTTCTTCAAGAAACTTGCGATGCTTTGTTGGAGTTGGAGTAAGTCCATATGAATCACGAACAGACATACCATTATACGTTGTCTCGCGTGTCCTTCTTTGGGGGGGTGTAGGAATTGGTATTTCATGAGTTATAGTACAATTATCTATATCATCACTCGTTACACTATTACTTCTACTTTCTGGGTCTGGTTTTCGAGAACTTATATTGGATTCATGTATAATAACGGGTTCTTCTATGGTTGTATCTAATTCATTTATACTTTCTGAACTACTATGCTGACAACTATTCATATATTCAAGCATATTTGAAAAATTATCAGAACTTTCAAATCCGTGTTTCATATCTATACTATATTCTTCGTAAATATATTCTTTCAATATTATGAATTAAATAGTTTTACGCTGAAAAGTATAAAAAGTTGAAAAAAGAATTGGTTGAAGATTTTGAAATTGGACAAAAAATAAATGTCCAAAATGAAAATCCTCGATGAGAAATTTATTTTGGGTTTTGTAAAAATACGATTTAGACTGATATGCTGTTATTTTAGATTTTTTGGTTAAAAATATGTTAGCATAAAAAAAAAGTATATTATCCCGGTCAATCATTTAGAGAGAAAATGTGTCAATAAATAAAGGAGACAAATGATTACAAAAAACTCTAAAATGTCTGAATTCGAATATACATGTGAATTATGTGAGTATTTTACCAGTAATAAAGGCGACTATAATAAACACTTAATTACTGCAAAACATAAAAGAGTTACATCAGGAGACATAAAACTCTTGAAACCTCATACGTGTAATTGTGGAAAAGAATTCAAACATCGTCAGGGGTTATGGAAACATAAACAGAAATGTAATGAAAATATACATACTTCCACAACTATGAATGAAAATGATGATGCCAAGTACGAATTATTAACAAACACTATTTTAGAATTAGTTAAGAAGAACGACGAATTAGCGACCAGTATTGTAGAAATATCAAAAAATATGGGAAATAATAATAATAATAACAATACTACTCACAATACCGTAAACAACAACCACAAATTCAACTTGAATGTGTTTCTAAATGAGAAATGTAAGAATGCGATGACATTAAAAGACTTTATCAAATCCATCAACATATCCATACAGGATTTTATTGAAACTGGAGAACGTGGATTTATAGATGGCATTTCCAATATCATCTTAGAACGGATAAATGAAATGGAGATTCATGACCGACCACTTCACTGTACGGATTTGAAACGGGAAACTGTATATATCAAAGATGAAGACAAATGGGAAAAAGATGAGGATAAAGTGAAATTACGTAAGGCAGTTAAGGGAGTCGCCTATAAAAATGAAAGAATGCGTCCAGTTTGGTATGATTCCACTCCAGATGTGGGTATTATGGGAACAGAAAATTACGAAAAATTCTTTAAATATTCTGAATCATCGCTTGGAGGTTGTGGAAAAGAGGAAACCAAATTATTTGAAGATAAGGTAATGAAGAATGTACTCAGAGAAGTTACTATCAATAAAGATACTTCTATTACTAATTAATTATCTCTATATGTATATTATAAGAATGTCAGATATATTTGGTTGTATAAGTAGGTTTTCAGATATAATAAAAGGTTTGAAATATCAGATAAATGAAACAGTGGAGATAAAACAGTTAATGCATAAAAGTTTACCGACATTTCTCAAAGCATTAAACAGAATGAATAGAACATTAGAGATGTTATCGTATGTATTTCAGAGTAATTCACCACATAACGAATTATTTAAACATAAATTATTAAAGTTTTCACAAATCGAAACAATAGTAATAAAGTTGGAGCCGATGGATAAATTATTGAGAATATTAAGAGAGTTGAAAGATTCAGTAAATTTAACATTAAAAGAAAGATTACATAAATATTTGGAATTATTTTTTGAATATAAGACGCCATCGACCGTGCATATGAGAATGAAAAAGTATTTTAAAATAATAGAGAATGCGTTGCCAGTTGTAATAGAATTGAATAGAACAATATTTGGAAGTGCGTTGCGAATAAAACAACCAGTATTAAGAAAGGCATGGATGTTAGCAGGAGAGAACCAGTTAAATGATAGTTCATTACCGATAAATATCGTTCAAGATAATTTATATATGTTATTAAAATTGGAAATAGATGAAAATACAATAAATAAGAAGAACAAAAAAGAGATGTATAAAAATATAATAAGTCAAATAGCGGATGATATAGATAATCGTGGTGCAACAAAAGGAGATGGGAATATATCATTGGCAGAGTTGAATGATTTACCAGATGAAGTGATGGTAAATATAAACGAAAAGGAAGAATACGAAGAAGAGGAAGAAGACTATGTAGTAAATAATGAAATAGAAGGGTGTGGTTGCTTTGGAGGAAATATAAAATCGCATAAAATACATATAGATAATACAGCAGTGTCAACAAACATGAATTCATGTAAATCAGAAGACGGAGAGAGTATAATGGGAGATGAATGTATAATATTGGCAACAGATTTTTTTGATAGATACAAATTATACTTGAAAAAGAAGAAACAAACACAAAAAGAAAAGCAGAAAAGGTCAAAGAAGAAAATAGAGACAGAAGAAGATAATGAAGATGTCTTAATGGGAATATCAGAATTATTTAATGAAACAGACATAGAAGAAAACATAAAAGTAAACCCAGTAATAGAATTAGAAGATGCAATAGTGAAATATAATACAACGCAAATGGTATATCCGAAGTGCGTGACTGATTACGGACATAATTTTAAAGCTAAAAAGATATCAAAAATAATATTAAAAAAGCCAAGTGAATATAATGAAAAATTAAACGATGAAACAAGTATATTAACAAATATAACATTCCAGATGGTGGTAAAAGACCAAGGTTGGGGTGGAACGGGGCAAGCACATGTACGATATCAAATAAATAATAATAAGTGTGTAAAAGCATTTACGGTATGTCGTGATGAAAAAGAGAACCCGAAAAATAAATATAGATTTGTAATAAATGGATATGAATTAAATAAGAGTTTGGATAATAACAAAGATAAGGAAACAGAAGTATCGATATGGTTATATTGTCCCCCATGGACGGGTTGGATGGTAGAAGCGAAATCAATAACATGTGAATTTAACTATAATTAAATAGTTTTACGCTAAAATAATACAAAAAAGAAATGGCTACGATTTGAAAAAATGGACATTTATAAAATGTCCAAAAACGTTTTAGCCGAGATAGTTTTGTTTTAACACTTTTCTAAAAATGCATTTATTACCATTATGCTCTATTTTTCAGTAATCCATAAATTATTTGTCTGCATAAAAAAATAAGTAAATTACGCTGAAAATGATTTAGAGATGTAAAAATATGTTCCATATATATAGAATATTTAGAATGGAAAATACATCAAAAAACACCAATAAATTTGAATGTGAAAATTGTAACTTTAAATGCTGTAAACAAAGTGATTATAATCGTCATATATTAACAGCAAAACATATAAATAGAACAAATAGAACACCAAATACGCAAAAAAACGCCACTGAGTATATATGCAATTGTGGTAAGGTATATAAAGCACGAAATAGCTTATGGTATCATAAGCAGCGATGTAATAACATAAACAGTACTCCCATTACAGACGTCTCCCCACCCGAACCTATGCCAGTCACCCCTCAAATAGACGCCAGTTTGATAGTCGAGTTATTGAAAGAGAACAAAGAACTTCGTGAAATGATGATAGAGCAGAACAAGCAAGTGATAGATATTGCCAAGAATTCAGGTAATACTACGAACAATACCATAAATAATACGACGAATAACAGGTTCAACTTAAATGTATACTTGAATGAGACATGTAAAGATGCTATAAACCTAAATGATTTCATTCAATCAATAGAACTAACCGTAAATGATTTTATCAAAACAGGAGAAGTTGGTTACGTGAGAGGTATATCAGACATTATGTTAGAACGTATACGTGATATGCATCCTCATGTACGTCCCATTCATTGTACGGACCTAAAACGTGAAATTGTATATGTAAAAGATTCCGATGTATGGGCGAAGGAAGACGAAACTAAAAAGCATCTAAGAAAGGCAGTTCGTATTGTAGCTAATAAGAATAAAGCTCAAGTGCATCCATGGATAGCTGAAAATCCAAAATATGATATATTAGATACACCCGAATGCGACAAGTTCTTTGAATACTCAAAAGCATCGTTGGGCGGATATGGAAAAGAAGAGGACGAAAAGTTTGAAAATAAAATTATCAACAATATTCTGAAAGAAACCGTTATTGATAAAAATTTAATAGCATAATTAGTATCATATTATTTTACATGATACTAAATAGTAGATTCAACAACTGGTTCGTTAGATTCAAATGATACACTTCGATTCATGAATTGACGTCCATTCAATATAAGTCTAATTTCTTGTAAAGATGTCTTCAAAATATCTAATTCTACGTCGTGTCTATTGATAATTTTACATTGGTTATCAATAATGTCTTGCTGTTTTTTGATAATAGCTTTTAGTGTAGGCAATGTGAGGTCATTAATACTATCCGTATAATTTTCTATTATAGGTGGTGTAAATAATCTCGGTATATTATGTTCGGGCATCGTATAAAATGGTGTATTATGTTCGCTCATTGTATAAATTGATACATTAAATTATTTTTATATTGTTTATACCATACTATCATCATCGTCAGCCCAATTATCAAGCTCTTCGTGTTGTAATCTAATCGATGGACGTTTATGAGACGGATACTTGGATGATGATTCCATAATTCGCTTTTCAAGTTGATTTTCTTTTTGTCGAAGCATAAATAATAGTTCTCGGTCTTTATAATTAAGAAGCGAATTCAGATTGTTATATTTATTTCGTGAAATGGTATCCATGATAACCTCAAACTCAGTGGTAAGTTCTTGTTTTGTCTTGATGATTTCATTATAATCACTTTTCATCTTTTTGACAACTTCGTTCCATTCAGCCAATTTCATTTTAGGGTCTTGATGTTCCCATAGATGCTTATTATTCCAAGGTCCAAGAACATCCATTCTGTAATCAATACGATTGTGTAATAATGAATATTTTTCTCTGAGATTTTGTATGCGGTCCTTTAATTCATCTAATTTGTAATATTTCGAAATAGACAATATGAGAGAAATGTACGTGGAAATGGTTATAGATATGACTGCTATAATGTCAACATTTATAGCGAATTGCGTTTTAGTGGCTTGGAAAAATCCAGAAATAGTCGATACGAAAATAACGGATGTTTGAATATTATTAACCATCGAAGTCAAATCCTCAAATTTCAAATCAAGTAGACGTTTACATTCTTTACCTTCTTTCAAAATAAAGTTGTTGTTTTTACGTAATGAATAAAGTTGATTTTTGAATATATTATATTCTTTGGTAGAGAACCAATCAAAATTGGGTTGATTGGGTGAAAATGCTAATATTTCATCATATGATGAAACACTTTTTAAACTGGCAGTTTCATCGGATGGTTTGGGTATATTATCCGGTATAGGTTCTTCTTCATCATTATCATGAGGTAATTTTACAGATTTATGATGTGGTAATTCACTATTGGAATTTTGTTTCTCTCCTTCAGTTTCTACAAGTTCTGTAAAGGTGGTGATAGGTGCGTCTGATAAAGACGGCATTTCTTCATCATTTATTAAATCATTATTTTGTGGATTTGTATTATCACTCATTTACATAATACAAATATTTTTACTTATGGGTTCTTACTAAATTTCTTGTGTCATTTCAACATCAGGTTTATCTGAAGGTTCTTCTATTTTGTTACTATTATCGTCGGTATCTTCGACATTAATCTCAATTGGAAGAGTTTTGGTTATTTTGGTTTTAATGTTAGTTTGTTGTAAATAATACATCCCCCAATTAGGTAAATTGCTTACGCAATTCATAATAGAATTATAGGTCATACTTGTAACTATTGTGTCGGAATCATCATTAAATTGTATACTATACCACCAATAGGGAGGAATATGTAAAGTGTTTCCAGGTGTTATATCAAATTCTAAAAATTTGAGTTTATCAAAGTCACTTTTATGTTTTTTGTCGGGGTTCCATACGTTTATGCGAGAACGAAATTCATAATTTTCAAAATCACGATATGGTAACAAGTGTTTATGACTTTTCCAAGGAGTCATTTTGATTTTGATTTTACCAGAATGGACGGATATAAACTTTCTAAAGTCTGTATGATATCTAAGAGGCGTGACTGATTTTGAAGAACCAGTTAAAATATCATATTTGGTAATCATGGATAATTGTGGTTTGAAAAATGTGTCATTTGAATGAAGAATATGATATAAATCTGCGTTTTCAATAAAATCCTCGTTGTTCTCTGTAAAATAATTCGAACGAGTATCGGTTTTCATTAAATTTATAGCCGAACTTGCTGGTAATACAATATAATCAATACTTTCATCTTTGTAATAATCGCGAATATCCTTCACTTTTACATCATGATTCTCGTTATTTGTAAATGTATCAGAATTAATCTTATCATAAAAATCAGGATTAATACTATCAAAATTAAATAATACCGGCTGTTTTATGTTACACACCTCTTGTAAATATTGATTGGTCGTATAGTCCATTTCATATACTTCTAAATCTTCGCTTGTTTTAAGTTGATTAATTATATGGATGTATATCACCAATACGATAATAAACAATAAAAAATTAAGTAATCCAGACATTCTATAATATAGAGAGTCCTATTTTTATAAGTATTTTTACGATAAAGTTATTTCTGTGAGGTAGTGGTACAATTTACTTTTTATGAATTTTTACAATTTCGGTAACTTTCGGTGAAATAAAAGAACTAAGTATGGATGTGGTAGTTGTGATAAACGAAGGAGTATTTAAAAGCTCCATATTTGTTAAATATTTTTCGTAACCATTACGTTCGCCACATTCAGCAAACCCAATAATTATATGTCTATGACGTTCTACTGCTGATATAGTTAGTGTATCCAGATTGATAAATATTTCAAACGATTTATGTTTTTTTATACAATTATTAATAGTTGTAGCTAAAAATACGCTGATGTCATGATAATTATTTGGATTGGCAAATGTCTTGAATATTGGGTAGTCAATATGCACTTTATTATTGTCAAATATGTAAATACATTTTTCCAATATTGTGTCAATCCCGATTTGGTTTGTTATTAATTCAGCACATTCATATTTTTGTTTTTTTTTGAAAAAGGTGTTTTTATTATTAATTTTGTAATATTGTTCTTGTAGTTCTTCTATTGTTGCCATTATAGGAGAAGTGGTACGTGACATTATATGTATTAGTATAGTATTATACATATAAATAAATTTTGTTTATACCCTTTAGTTTGTATCTTTATTCAATTCTTCTTCGACCATTTCACGCATATCTACACTGGTGTGTTCGGTATTAATTGTATTTGCACCAATACTAACCACACTGGTTAAGTCGGTATCTTGACCTACGATATTTGAATTTGAATTTGAATTTGGATTTACTTCAGATAGAATATTAATTCTTTCTTCCAATAACATCTTGTTTACATCCATAGTGTATGTTTGTAGTTTCATCATTGCGTCTTTAATATCTGATATTTCTGTGGCAATCATTTCAAATCTGGATTGAAACTCGTCAAGTACGTCAGTCACTGTAGGTTCGGTACTATCCTTTATAGTATTGGTTATGGTCTCTTCTAATGAAACTACACGCTTATCCAACGCAGAAATAAATTGTTGCATTGTTAGTCCAGTTGGCTTTTCCTTTACTTGTGTTTGAACGGGTACTGGAGGTGGCGTAGGTTTAATATTTACGGCTTGTTGAGGTGCTGTAACGCGTCTTCTTATTGCGGCGGCATTTGATCCACTCATTCTGATATAATTAGTTATAGTGTTTGTTTTTAACTAATTATATTAAAAATATATAAATGTTCGGATATATGTATACTAACGAAATGGATAAAGATGAAATAATCAAACAATTACAAGACGAATTATATGCTACAAAACAAGAGTTAAGTGCTACGAAAGAACATTTGAAAAAATATACTGCTCCTGAAAGGAATAAAAAATATTATGAAGCTAATAAGGAATATGTGAAACAAAAGGTAAGAGAATGTCAACAAAAAGCAAATTATGTTTCAAAAGTAACACCCGAACAAAGAAAAGAATATAATAAACGAGCTTATTTGAAAAGAAAGGAAAAAACGCAGAATACAGAAATAGAAAATATTTAGGGAATTAATAAATAAAATGTGAATTTAATTACTTAAAGAAATATCTTTAAGTAATATATAGAATGGGAAAACCAATCATTGGCGTTTATAAAATTTCGAATACGTTGTGTCCTGAGGGGAAGTATTATATTGGATATAGTTGTAATATAAATAGGAGATGGGGAATACATAAAAGCACACTTAGAGGTGGGTATCATTGCAATATTCGTATGCAGCGAGCATATGAGAAATATGGGTCTGACTGTTTTGATTATGAAATATTACAAGAATGTGAAACAGAAGAAGAAGCAAAAAATGTTGAACTTTCTTACTTGGAAGATTTGACTATACGAGATAAATTATACAATTTACATTATAATAGTAGTGGTGGTGATTTAATGACATATCACCCAAATAAAGAGCAAATTATAGAAAGGATGAAAAATACACAAAAAGAACAAATTAGTAAAATGACAAAAGAAGAAAGACAGGAACGGTGGGGGCAAAGTGGAGAAAAAAATGGTATGTATGGAAGAACACATACCGACGAAGTTAAAAAACGGTTATCTGAAATAAATAAGGCAAGAGAACCACGTAAAGGTTGGACTATGTCAGAAGAACATAAACATAATTTATCAAAGTCGAGAATAGGTAAATATACGGGTAAGGACAATTCTTTTTTTGGAAAGCAACATAGTGAAGAAACAAAACAAAAACTTAGAGAAAACAAATATGGAACAATACCAACAAACGCAAGAGAAATATTAATAGATGGAGAATTGTATAAATCAGTAGCAGAAGCAGGAAGGAAGTTAAAAGTATGTGCTCCAACTATAATACACCGTATAAAGTCACCTAATCCCAAATTTGCGAATTATTTTTATGCTGATAGTAAAGTGTTAGACGATGAAACTATGCCCTCATTGCCCCTTTTAATTGTGGATGATGTTGATAATCGTGAAGTTTGAAATCTTCAATTACATAATCGTTAATATCATCTCTTTTATTTAATATTTCTAATGTAGGAAATGGATAAGGCTCACGTGTTATTTGCTCTTTTGCTATTTCTATTAAATCATCATACAAATGAACGTCTCCACCGTAATGGATAAATTCATATGGTTCAAGGTCACATATCTTAGCGATTATACATGTTAATATACTGTACGATAATATGTTCAGTGGACAACCCAAAAATGTATCAACTGATCTTTGCAGTAATAAGCAACTAAGTTTATTACCATCAGTTACAACAAATTGATATAAAATATGACAAGGATTTAATACACCTTGGTCTAATTGTTCTGGATTCCAAACTGACACTACATGACGTCTGGAGTTTCTTGTTTCGGGATTTTTAAGGTCGTCAATCACTTTTTGTAGTTGGTCGATTCCTTGTCCTGTATAATCTGTTTCGCACCCAGTATATGCTGCATTCCAGAAGCGGGATTCGAATCCATACATAGGTCCAATCGCACGCCCCGGTTCATAGTCTAATCCACATTTTTCTAAAAATTCTGCTGTAGTATTTCCTTTCCATATTCCAACACCCTGGTCGGTAAGAATTTTATTATCAGTTTGTCCTTTAATAAACCATAAAAGCTCACGTGTTCCAGTCTTCCACGCAGTTTTTTTGGTAGTTAATACGGGTATTTTACCATTCTCTAATGAGAAGTGCATAGCCGCACCTACGCCTCTAAGAGTTTTTCCATTACGCCCTTCTTCCAATTTTCCTTCATTTAGTAAGTCTTGAATCAAATTAAGATACTGGTATTCTTCGTGTTTAGGCTGTGACAAGTCACGATTCTTGTGTTTATTGATTTCAACAACATTCTTCAACATACTAATTAATGTATACTAAAATACCAGATTTATATTTATGTCTTTTTTCCAAAAAACTATAGTATGTCAAAAATTGAATAATCCCATACTAACAAGTTACTAACACAATATAACGAACTATGGGACGTTTTTACGATGGCGATATTCAAGGGAAATTCTGGTTTGGTATTCAAGATAGCAGTGATATTGAAAATTTAATAACTATTACAGCACAAGTATATTATTCTTGGAAATGTTGTAATTGTTTTGCAGAGATAGATATCAGTGATTATTGTAATGATTGTTATGAAAGTAAAGACGAACATATTGAAGCAGTCATAGAAGAAGACGAATATGAAGATAAATGTTTGTATTATGAAGAAGATTGTATAGGATATAGTATGGATAAAGAAACCCATTATGAAGAATTAGTAAAGAACATGGAGTTATTGAAAAAAGAAATACCTGAAGAAATTATCAATGAATTTAATAAAATAGAACAAAATGACAAAATATTAGACGCATTTACAAAAGTATTTGATGAAACACATCCAATTGTAAATAAATTAGACGATGACCTTGTATATTCAGATACACAAAAAAGACGAATAGCTACATTAGTAGCGAGGTACACTATTGGATACCAGATTGAATACTGCTTACGAACAACGGATAGCTGTCAGGTGAATTGTGAATATTAATAGTTGAAATTATAATAAATGTAAGTTATTATAATTTTCCTGGTTATCGGAGTCGAACCGATGACCGACGGATAGCCGCTTTATGTAAATAAAGATTATACCATTACAGTCCGTCGCTCTTTGTTGCTGTTAATAACAGTACCAACTGAGCTAAACCAGGATCCACACACTTGTGTATATAACTTACACAACTAATATTATAAAGTATTTTTTATATTGTTTCCAATAAAAGTATAAAAATTAAGGAAACATTCCATCAATATCTTTTTCTATGTGAATTATATATCTATAATGGAAATAATTAACGATTCAGATTTATCAAAGAAGACATTTTTATCTCACGTGTTTTCTACAACGGAGGAGGGACAAGCCGAATTATTGAACGTAATCCAATATTCATCAATGGGTGTGGTTCCAGTAGTAATGTTGAATAAAATGGTCCAACGTTTCATCCCCGAGGCGGACCCCGAGAAGTCAACTTTAGAACTTTTAGCGGAAATCTTCATTCAATTGACAATAATGTTCTGTGGTGCTATCATTATTCATCGCGCTATCACATATTTCCCAACTTACAGTGGATTTAAGTATGAGAACTTAACTTTAACAAACGTAATATTGGCATTCTTAATCATTGTGTTAAGCATTCAAACAAAGTTAGGTCTAAAAGTAAATATTTTATTTGACCGCGTAGTTGAACTTTGGAATGGTCCATCTACTGAGGAGACCAAACAGAATGTAAAACAAAACGTTCGTGTGTCACAACATTCTCCAAGTCAGGCAGATAATTTAGACAATAGCCAGATGCAAGGAGGCATGTTCCCTCCTGCCCCTGTAGCTACTGCCAGACCTGATATGGGTCAACAGCAAATGGCACCACAAGACATGGGTATGTCATTCGGTCCTATGGCAGCAAATGGTGCTTTGGGTGGTTCATTTGGTTCCGCATTTTAATTTCATATCTTTATGAGTAATACAATAGGTCATAAAGATAATTTACATATTGATAGAAAAGGGATTACCTTTTAATTTGACACATCTGTCTTTGTCATTTCGTATTTTGCCAGGTTTGCATTGAGCTCTACATTTATTCGTATTCGGATTACGCTCTTTACCAGGAGGACATTTTTTAACGGTTTTGTTATTTTTATCACGGACACATTTGAAATTGCCATCACGCATATAACCGTTTTTACATGTTTTCACACATCTTTTGGTAGTAGATTTATATTCTTTTCCAGGAGGACAAATACGTATAGGTTCATCGTTTACGGAAATAGTTTTCAAGTCGGATTTAGAAATATTTCCAGTATCTTTAACAATACGATTGATGGTTTTTTCAAGAACAGTATGTACTTCAGCACCCTCAACTAAACGATGGTTATCAAATCTCATATTGTGTTTTTTTAAAAGTCCTTGTTCGCTAAGTAGGTCTTCATATTCATTCATTAATACATCAGTATCATTTCGAAAATATACGTTAGGATGAATCATATTTTCAAATAAAGAAAAAGCCCGTGTTAAATCATGGTCTAATAAATGCGTTGATTGTTTTAACATATACATTAATGCGATTCCTACTCCATAACTATCAATAGTATCAATTGATTTGTTTAGAAATTTATTATATTCTCGTTTATCAAGATTCATTGATAAATTAAAAAATTGTTTAATCCTTTTTCTGGTAACATTTTTATATTCAGCAGTCCCAATTTTGAAGATAGTTATATCTTCAAAAAAAGACCTAATTTGTTTGGATATTTCATACGATACAGCCGACAAATCTTTTGCTAACTCGGATACATTTCCAGTTGCATAACGGTTGTATGTTCTCTTATTCCATAGTACAATTTCCATAGGAAAAGACCAGTGATGTTTCTGAGCCATCCAATAATTTGAATTTCTACATTTATTAATAATGCTTTTCTTGTCAGTCATAAACCCAAAATCAATAAAATTAATTCGGTTAGTTCCTTGGTTGTAAACAACATTCGGATGTTTTAAATCATGATGAACGATACCATTTTTCTTAAACGCATTCAATCCGCGAAATAATCGGCTGACTTCTATCCAAAATAATTCTATTTTTTTGATATTTTCAGGGGTTCTGCTCCACTGTTTTACTTCTTTTCCAAATTCATCAAGATCTTTTCCACCGTATTTCATTAATAATAATTTATAATTATCAACTTGCTTAGGTTCAAAATCTCTACATTTAGCGATAGCCGTAAGATTATTAGCATTTTTGCTATCAATGTTACAATCGTCAGGAATACCTAAATAATATTCTTTCTTTTCATCTGCAAAGTCAATTAACGCATATTCACTAAGTTCTTGATTTGCGTTTTCACGTGTCATAAGTTTAGACACAATTGTTTCGTCATTTCGTTCTTTATCCTTGCATTTCATTTGAGGTTTATGTACGCATCCAAATGTTCCTTGTCCGATAACCTTCGATAGACCAAGAGTATCTTTACCCATTTATATAATATGGATATTATTTACTTTTCATGCGTTATTCATAGAATTTACTAAATCCATTTTTTGCATAGATGCGTTTAACGATGCTTCCTTTTCTATATTTGCGAATAAGTAATCAGTGACCGGCTTGTGTTCTTTTTTCTTAATTTGTTTGTAAATGAGATTAATATTATCACATACTGACATAATTGTAGGTTTGTCCGGCATAAGTTCAATATCGTTAGGTATTTCTTCGGTTAATAAAGCTACAGCAAAATATAGTAAATATCGTCTACGTTTATTGGTACCAGTTGTATATTTAATACAAAACAGAGTATGTAGTGAGTTTAATAATGCTTCAATATATTTATTACCAAGTTCATAGCAATGATGAAATAATACATCCCATAATATCCATATTACATTCGTTTTATATTTAGATTCAACTGGATTATCCTCTCTTGGTTGACATAAACATGGGTGTTTATTGCTATTGCATACAATTGAAAATTCAATAAGCCATTCAATCCAATAACAAGCATTAATTGTATCCTTTTTATCTTTGGATACATGGTATGAAAATTCATTGATAGGTATGAAAAGTTCGGTAGGGTCTTTTTGTTTAAAAATGCGAGTAGCGTATTCCATGGATGGTGCATGTAATCTATCTGAAATTTGTGTCATATCAAACTCTTCCTTACGTTTAATTCGTATAGGTTCAAAACTATGTTTTCTATTAGATAAAGTAAGCGTAGCCACGATTTCAGCAAACATTTTCCTTATTGTTGGGTGATTTCTTAAATGGTGTGGACTGGGTATACTTTCCTCGTTAATAATGCCTTGAAACAACATAAACCGTTTTTCAAGATAAATAATGATTTTAGGATTTCCTATATGTAAGTGTTTTCCAGCATAGTGAAGTATATTTTCCCAAACGTCCATGAAATGACCGGCACATATTAATTCACAACACCAATAACATGC